CCGCCGCGCTCGCCGCGCTCCTCGCCGCGGTCCACGCCGCGCTCTCCGTCGCGCTCGTCGCGCTCTCCGCGCTCTCCGCGCTCTCCGCCGCGCTCCTCGCCGCGCTCTCCGCCGCGCTCCTCGCCGCGTTCGCCGCGCTTTTATCTACCGGCAAACCTTTAGTTAAGGGTAGCAAAATGTCCGCGCATTGTTTGATTGCTGCCGCTACCAAGGGATGATCACGTCCCGTTAACTCTTCGGTGAGCAGCCAATACAAAAAAGCCCAAGACACTTTCGATAGGTCGGCACCGGGTTTGATCGCTGATAAGAAACGTGCCGGAAAGGTTTTGGCGGCGCCGTTCGGCTGCCCTTCGAATAGCGTATCCTCTAAGCGCGCCAATATTAATGGTATGCCTAGCTCTGTCTCATATACCTCATGGTCTGAACCGCGAATAGTACAGCCGACTGCGCAACCCTTGCCGTTTTCCCAATATTTGCCATGAACGATTTCATCGGCTTTTGCATGGGCGCGGACACGCGCAAGGTAGGTCTTTTTTATTTTCGGATCGTTATGGAAGGCTAGGAGTGTCATGAATGTGTCCTTATGATGATGCTTGCGAAAACTACGCTCGAAGGTCTCCCAAAGAGAAAAGCGGGTTTGCCGTCCCCGCTAGTGATTACGCTGCCAGTTTTAAAATCTTGCCGGCTTCACGCTCCAAGCCAACCCGGTTGTTGGTGTGTTGTATCTCACGCGCATAGGCTGTGATGCCTGTGCTTACATCCCACAACGTCTCAATCGGTCGCTGTTCGTCGGCCATATGTGCCGCTTTGATCGCTGAAGCTTCAGACTTGGTAAAACGATGCAGCAGAAATTCATCGACGTTTTCAATGCGCTTCGCTTGCGCGGCCTTCAAAGCCTCCGTAATACCGAGGGCGGAAGACTTAGACATGGCTTCGATTGCCGGCCGCGCTTGCTCTATCCAGCGATTGGGGGCGCCTGAAGTGTGACGTATGCGCAGTTCTTGGTACTCTTCAGCACTCCAAATAATATGGTTGCCGCACATGTAATCGAAGAGGAAAGCGCCTATCCCGAATGTGGTCGAGCCTACTTCACTGTTCCACACAAAGAAACCGCGCGACAAGGAGCCGGTGCGGCCGTTGCGCCGATTCGGCAATTCTATCCGATTAGTTTCATCGGCTAAAAATACCCACATATCGCGATCGCTGGCATAGAGCGTGGTCGACTGTTTGGTGATTGGTTGATTCTGTATACCAAATTCGCCCGGTACGCGAAACGTACCTGTCACTCCGTCACCGAATGTGCGCACCAAAGACTCCGTAATGGTCGAATTCCAAATGCGTCCGTAGTTAGGTCCCGTAACTGCGCGTGCCGTCGCCAAGTTATCTTCCTTGGTTAAAAGTACGCCACATTCGGCGATATCGCGCGAATGGTGCAAGCCGTAATTGAGACAGTCGGCTGCCAAGGGTGCGGGGATATTACGAAGGTAGCCTGCAGGGGCTCCCGCGTGCTGGGCCAATTGGCCAAATGACCAATTGGTGATCGAGACCGGCGCACCGTTCGGCCCAGTCAGCATGAGGGCTTCGCTATCTCCTTCGACAGGGTGCAAGGTGAGAGCACGTGAACTGACCACCTTGGCAATCGAGCGCTGGCGCTGCGATTGCACGTGGTCATTCAAAGCGGTTAGGGAGAGGAAGCGTTGATCATCGGGACGCGATGACCATTGACGGTTTGCTTGCATAAGTTCCATTACCTGTACTCCAATAAAAGCGGCAGGCTCCGTGCTGCCAAACGTTGGTGCTGATTGCACCCCATAGCATTCGCTAGGGTTAGCAGATGCTACAGGCTAGAATCAAACGTTGTCAAATCCAGCGTAGATCGCGTAGAGCTTGCTCCATGCTGCCAGGAAGCTGCTACACACCATGATGGGGTTGTTGCCTGAGCAGATAGTCCAAAACCCATTGGTGAATTGAATGTTCATTTGCGCGCCTCCCTATGATAGACCGCAACATTGATCGTACCGACCGTCGAACGTATGCTATCCGCGTTGAACGTGTAGCAGCGTGCGCTTACCTTTTTACATCGAGGGTAAAACGAATTCGTAAGTACGTCGGGCTTTATAAAATCAAACGTATCGCCTATTGCCAGATCGCGGAACTTCATAGCGCGCCAGCCGCGAAGGTTGCCGCGCTATGACCATTGAGGCTCGCCAGATAAGTCTGAATCGGCACGGCTTCATATTTGACGGTGTTCAGTGCGTCGACCTTGCGTTTATTGAAGGTTTCGAAGAGAACCTCGCCGGTCGCTTTGACACGAATCACCCAGCTCGCGGTTTTCATAGCTCTTTACTCCTGGTTGTTTGATACAATTCGAGACAACCCCATCTTATAGAAGTAGGAACGGCTGCCAAGTATTATTTGATACAAACTGAGACACACATCACGAAAATCACAAAAGTAACGGATCGATCGGTTGTTGCTGCATTGCGATACGGATAGCTCGATAGAGCCGCGCCCGGCTTCCCTGGATGCTCGCCAACACGTCATTGATCGATGCGCCATGTTTAACCATGGCAATTGCTTTGCGCCCGTCTGCGATCAATTGGGCGCGTTGGAAATCACGTCTGGCAGTCATTTAGGTATCTCCTAAGCGTTCCCAGTAGTCGGATAGATGGTTGCCAGCCTTGCGCGCTGCGATTAGTACCGCTTCACTGGCTCGCACTAGCGAATCCGCCGCTTCGCGGTTAGGCGAGGCCATTGCGATAGTCAAAAGCCTCGTGCCGGCTTCCTGTAAATCACGGCTAAGCGTTTCAATCAATTTAACTTCATCCATTGTTTTGTAGGACATAAATACTCCAAAAAGAAAAATAATATTTCAATTATTTATAAACTGTCAATAGTATCGATTTGCCACCCTTTTCATATTGTTCAGACTATTGCCGGCTTCCAGAGGGTCGTCGGCTACAATTATGAAATGATCTATATTATATCTTCTCTATTCTCTCTCTCTCTCTCTGAAAAGTATGTATAGGGTGAATGTAGTGTTGAAAAAAGCCTTAAAAACAAGCGATTCATATTTCGGCGTCTCACTTTACAGCCCGTACTGAAAAGGCTGAACCAACCCGGCCGAGCAGGCATGGAGCTTGGCAGCCCAGCACAGTCTCACACTGTCTCGCACTGTCTCGCTATTGCATTGCAACAATAACATATTGCATTACACAACGACATGTTGCGGCGCAATATAGGAGGGTTAAGAGGGGCCGGGGGAGAGCCCCTTTTGGTACCATCCGTTACCTCGTAGCGAACGGGCGGTTAGTCGCAACCGCAACCAGGGCATAGCCAGGAGGTAATCTTAATTTGTCTCAGAACATAAAGGACTACCCCCGGCAGTCGCTTTTCCGGTACCTTTAGGGCATGAGCAAAGGAATTGACGAGCTGGCGCGCACGCACGGTCCAAGGGCGATTGAGCTTCTGGCCGACACTATGGAAACCGCTGTGGAGGATCGCGATAAGATCCGCGCCGCGGAGGCGATTTTAGATCGGGGCTACGGGAAACCCTCCCAGGCGATTATTCAGGTACCAGCATCTCGCAGACAAGCGGCCTTGCTCGCATCCATGAGCGATGAGGCGTTAGTTTCAATAATTGAGCAAAAACAACTACCGCGTATTGGTCCAAGTCAATCTATTGTTACCGTTTCCCGCGGAATAAACCACGGTCCTGTAGATTCTTTCCCGGACATTGATCCCTTGCTACAATAGCGGATGCTAACGATAGAACAGAAAAGAGAATAAGGGTTAACGGGTGACAACCGCTGTCAGCCCGGAGTGGGCGGCGCAGGAGTATCTTCGCCGCAAGCGCGCCCGTGCGAATCTGATTGAGTATTCTCAAAGTATCGACATTCCAGGCGTCCCCCTGATTGATGTCGAGGACGAAGAGGACCCAGTTACCGGCAAGCTCGTCAATCGTTTCGAAGATACGCCTACATCGTACGAGCCGGTGGAGCCTAGACTTGCGATTCACCACACCCTTATGATGCAGAAGATCCAGTGCTGTATCGAAGCCAAGCGCGGCCGGCAGATTATTCTAGCCCCGCCGGGTAGCGCCAAGTCCACATACGCGTCGGTCGTAGGGTCCTCGTGGGCGATGGGTAGGAAGCGCAACACCCAGGTGATTCTTGGCAGTTACGCCACGGGGATCGCCGCGAAGCAAAGCCGCAAGGTGCGCGCTATTGTCAGGGACCCGCGTTGGGTTGCGCTATGGCCAGACAAACCCACACTGGCGGAGGATCAGCGCGCGATCGATGATTGGTCCTTGACCAACGGCTCTTCCATGATGGCTGCAGGAATGTTGGCCGGCATTACAGGTAACAGATGCGACCTTCTGATACTCGATGATCCGGTGGCCAATCGCGAGCAGGCGGATTCATCCACCGTGAGGGAGAAGATTTACTCCGAGTACATCGACACGGCGATGACGCGCGCTAAGCCATGGATGTCCGTGGTGTTGATTATGACAAGATGGCACGAGGATGATTTGGTGGGTGCAATCTTGCCGGAAAACTACGAGGGTGAATCCGGGTTGATACACTGCCGCGACGGGCAGACTTGGGATGTATTGTGCATCCCTGCCGAAGCGGAGCGCGAGGATGATGTACTCAACCGAAAAATTGGCGATTTTCTCTGGCCGCAGTTCTGGCCGCGCGAGCATTGGTCTACGTGGCGCGATAACCCGCGAGCTGCCCGAACCTGGGCCGCTCTCTTTCAGCAGCGCCCCGCTCCATACGGCGGGGTACATTTCAACCGGGAAATGTTTCAATACTACAACGCTGATCGTCCAAGGGCTGACAGTTAATCTGTGTGAATGCGGCAGGGGGTGCGAGCCTTAGCATGAGCTACGCCTATCTACTACCTTACGAGGATAAGGCCCTTCCTTTAAGTTTGAAGATGTACTCGGCATCCGATTACGCGACTATGGAAGTGGAATTCGGCAAAAAAGAACCCGACTTTACCGAACACGGCATGTGGGGGATGGATCGTATCGGGGACTTATGGGCGGTGGATTGGTTCTTTCGGCAATGCGAAACAGATGAAGGCATCAAGGCGTTCATCAAATTGATCGGACTCTACAAGCCTATTCGCCATTGGAACGAAGGCGGGTTGATCGACAAAGCGATTGGCCCTTCAATCCGTGATGCCATGCGCCGCTCGCAGCGTTATGTCTCCATTGAGCCGTTACCCTCTATAGACGATAAATCGATGAAGGTCCAAGCTTTCCACGCGCGAGCAACTGCTAGGACGATTCACTTCCCTTTAAGACGCAAATGGACCGATCACGTGATCGATCAACTGTGCCGATTCCCCGGCGGGAAGAACGACGATGCGGTGGACGTTTGTGGGTTAATCGGCCGTGGGGTCGACAAGATGTCAAACGCCAGTTTGCCTTATGAGAAACCGAGGGACATACTGGTTCCTTTCTCGGCCAAATGGCTCGAATTCAACTCCGGTTCCGAGAAGCCCAAGGTTAGGTTTTTCTCATGAAATACAGCACCCCTCAAGGAATGTCGACACAGGAGCGTGCCAGGACGTTGCGCCGTTTAGGCGGCGGAACGATCCCTAACGCGTCAGGCGCCACTAGTGCGCTCCCCTCTCCGCTTATCGATCGAGAAGCCGTGCCAGCGCCTTTAGAACCCACGGAACCACTCACAACCCCCGCACTCACTCCAGAGCAGCAAGCGGTAGCCGATGCCAATAGGGTGGCACGCCAACACCAAATCAATGCCGAGCTGCTGAAGTAGCGTGGCCGCGGTCTCTCCTAGCGGCGGTGTGGCGGCGGGACTCGCGGGTGTGTTCGATGACCCGCGGCAAAACGATGGCATGCAATCGGCCGACTCGCCGGATGAGGACGATCAACTCACCCCGGAGCAGGAGGAAAAACTCGTCACCAAGTTCTTCAAGGAGTACGACCGTGACAGAAAATTTGATGAGAACTTCCGCAAGCAGGTAGCAATCGATCGACGTTACGCGGCTGGTACATCGGATCTATCGTGGGCGGTCACCACCAACCTCATTGGTGCCTTTATCGATATCCTGGTGGCTCTTTTGTACGCTCGCGACCCGGATGTCTCCGTTACCAAAGCGGCGCAAGTCGATGATTCCAACACCTCGCAGATGGATGCCTTCGCCCGCACGCTGCAGATAGTCATCTCCAAATTGTGGATGCGCGGCAAGTTGAAAAAAGCGGCGCGCAAGGGCGTGCGCTCCGTACTCTCGAATGCTGAAGGGTGGTTCAAATGCTTGCAGGTATCCGAGAAGGTTCCGAACGCAGAAGTCGAAACCGCTTTGAACGATGCGCGCGAGCTACACGAGCGCTTAACTGCGCAACAAAAAATGCTGGAGGACCCGGACGATCGCGACCCGGACACCAGAGCCGCGGAGATATCGGAAAAAGAGGCGCTGATCGAAGCGCTGGAAGAGAAACTTGAACTATCGGTCAACAAGCTGTTCGTGATCGATTTCATCAAGACGGAGAATATTCAAGTTTCGACCGATGTGGAGTGTATAGCCGATTACTTGGACGCCAACTGGATTGGCAACGAAATGTACGTCGATGAAGAGGAAGCACTCACGATGTTTCCGGATTTAAAGCCGGAGGACATCAAGAAGGCGAAAAAGTACTACCAAAGCCAGCCCAAAGAGTTGACCGCGCGGGATATCGACAACGTATTGCCGCAGGGCATGCTGACCGCGGAAGCCGCGCAAGCCTTCACCACCTCGACCAGCGAGGCCGAATCGCAGCCCTTCTTACGTGTGATCGAGCGGTGGTACCGAACCGATAAGCATATTCGCACTGCCATTGACGGGGTGAAGAAGTGGGCCAAGAAACCTTTTGAGCCGCCGTACCCGACCAGCCGCTTCTACCCGTACTTTTACTTCTCGTTCTATGAGGTGGATGGTCAGCGTCATGCGCAAAGCTTGGCGTGGCGTCTTTACAAACTTCAGGATGAATACTCCGGGGTGCGCTCCAATTTTCGCATCACACGCGAGCGCTCGATTTCTGGGGTGTTGTTCAACGCATCGCAACTGGATGATGTTGAGGCTAAGAAATTATCCGAGTCGAAGCTGCAAGAATTTGTAGGGTTAAAGCCGGCAGATCCGGATACCCCCATCGCCAATCTCTTTGCAGCCAAGCCAGTGCCGCAGACCGACATGCGGCTCTTTGATCCCACCTTGATTTTAAACGACATGGAGCGTATCAGCGGCGTGCAAGAGGCACTATCCGCCGCCATCAGCGGACCGGGGAATCCTAAAACGGCAACCGAGGCCAACATTCAGCAGTCCGGCACCAACGCCCGCACCACCTCCGATCGCGACTGCCTCGAATGGATGCTCACCGATTTGGCGCAGTACACCGCGGAGATGGCGTTGCAGTGCTACACGGTGAAAGAAGTGCAACGCATGGCGGGGCCGAAGGCCATGTGGTTAGGTCCCGATCCTGATGCCGATCTGCCGCAACCGGGTATGTCGATCGAGGATTTGTTCACGATGGTGGAAGTCACGATCGCCGCGGGCACCACGGGTAAGCCTAAGATGCAAACCGATCAGCAGGCGTGGGCGACCATTCTGCCGCTGATTCGCCAACTGATTAGCGAAATTGAACAAGCGTTAGGTACCGGCAACAAACCGCTGGCCGACTCCCTCACTGAACTGATCAGCGAGACCATGCGTCGCTTTGGAGACGAGACCGATGTGGATCGTTTCGTACCGCGCGTGCCGCCGCCTGGAAGCCCCGGAGCGGGTGCGCAGCCGCCGCCACAACGGCCCAAGATCAGCGTTGCATTGAAAGGCGATATCTCGCCCGCGGATGCCGCTGCATTGGTTGCGCCGGATCTGCCAGCGCCACCCTCTCCCGCTCCGGGCGCTGCCCCCGGAGCCATGCCGGGCGGCAGCCCCGGTGGTGCGCCCGGAGCAGGACCCGTTCCCCCACACGTAGGACCCTAAAAAATGGAAAACGAAACAGAAGGCACCGCGCTTGATGCCATCAACGAAGCGCTTGGCGTAACCGAAGCCGTTGAAGACGAAGAGGCAGCAGAGACGGAAGAACCCGAACCCAAAGGCGAAGAGGGCGACGCTGACGAAGAGGGTGACGAAGAAAGCGAAGAGGAAAGCGATGAAGAAGGCGAAGGCGAACCGACTGCTGAAGAAAAAGCAGCCCAAGTTGCCAAAGGCGAGCGCAATGCGGACGGCACGTTCAAAAAGCCGGAAGTTAAAAAGCCTGATCCTGTAAACGATCCGATCCCGAAGGATTTAAAGCAGGAGACTTCCGATCGCATGCGCGCTTTGGTGAAAATTGCCAAAGAAAAAGACGCTGAAGTGGTGCAAGTACGCACCGATTTCGACACGATCATCAACGGGATCAAAGCCAGCGGCTCGACTCCGGAGCAGTACGGAGAAGCAATATCGTGGTTATCGCTATTCAACTCCCCGAAAGTTGAGGACCGGAAAGCCGCCTACAACTTGGTGAACGAAGTAGCCGATCGCATGGCAACGCTACTCGGCATCGATCGCGCCGCAGCGGACCCCTTGGCGGCGCATCTGGATTTAAAGGCAGCTCTCGCCAACAAACAGATCACCCCGGAACTCGCTCGCGAGACTGCGCGCTATCGCGACGCAGCGGCGTTTAAAGGGCAGATTGAAACCGGCCAGCGCCAGCAGCAGCAGACCCAAGCGCAAGCGCAAGCCGAACACGAGCAGGCCAAAGAGGATTTGAATGCGTTCGATGCTGAACAGCGCAATAAAGATCCGCTCTACGATGCGAAGCGCAAGATGATCGTGCCGATCTTACAACCGCTATTTAAGACCATCCCGAAATCCCAATGGGCGCAAGCCTACAAGGATGCGTATGCCAGGGTGCGCGTGCAGCCACGTGGCGTGGTGAGCAAACCTGGACAGCAACCGCTACGGGGTGGAAAGAATCCGGCCGGCGGACAGGTACGCCAGGCGACGAGCGCGATGGAAGCGATGAACGGCGCACTAGCGAGCATCAAACGGTAAGGAGTTTTGTCATGGCGAAAAATGAATCAACGGCATCGATTATGCCATCGCTGCATCTTGATCACGAGACGTTGACGCAGTTAGGGCTACACAAAGGCAAAATGCACAGAGTGGGAGCGAAGCTGAAAATTCGCGCCACCGCACACGTCAAAGGGGTCGGCGAAGGCGAACAGGGTCGTCACATGCACGTGGAGCTGCATGACATGAAAGTTGGTCCCGGCAAGAAGGAATTAAAGCCGGACGGGGACGAAAGCAAAATGAATAAGGGCATGAAGCACGCTCTCGATAAAGCGGTCGTGGGTCCGAAGGAAGGCGGCTCGGAAGAGCAAGATGGCGACGAGGCGTGAACTATAAGGAAGTGATGATTGCTACCCCAATGCGAGGTAGCGATGTTCATTACTGTGTTGGGCTCATGATGATTAGCGGACTATATGGCGGCTGGGTACCGCTATCAGGCCAGTCGGATATTCATCACGCCCGTAACACACTGGCCAACTCGTTTTTGCAAAACCCCCAGTTCAACACCTTGGTGTGGATCGATAGCGATATTGGTTTTACGCGTGAGAATTTCGCCGCGCTGCTTAGCAGCACCGAGCCGATGGTGAGCGGGCTATATACCGACAAAGCGCAGCCGCCCATGCCGCACTGCCGAGACGATACCGGTCAGCCGGTACCGCTCAAAGAGATTCCGGAGCAGGGCATGTTGCGCATGCGTTTTCTGCCTGGCGGATTCTTGAAAGTGACGCGCGAAGTGTTTGAGGTCATTGTCGAGAAAAAACTGGTGCCGACGTACCACCAAGGGAAATTCCATCAGTTTTACAATGGACGTATTTTCAACGACCTGTTGATGTCGGAAGATTATTCCTTCTCCGACCTCGCATGTGCTGCGGGGGTACAACCCTGGATGGATTGCGGCATACGCTTGGATCACGACGGGAGAAAATTTGGATGTTAAGCATCTGTATTCCTACATACAACCGCTTCGACTTTTTGAAGTGGACGCTAGAACGAACACAAAAAGATTTTCCCGATGCACAAATAATAGTTTCTGATAACGCCTCGACGGATGACACACGAACGATTCAGTTCAAGTGCCGTTATATCCGCCAGGCTACCAATATCGGCGCCTTCCCCAACATGCGCGTGGCGCTGCTCGCCAGCAGCACTAAATACTGCACTTTTTTAGGTGACGATGACTATCTGGTGCCAGAAGAGGTAGCGAAGGGTATTGCGTTTTTAGAGGCCAACCCTAAAGTCGTGGCCTACTACGCGCCCTGTCAGCTCTACAACGAAGTCGAGCAGAAGCCAACATGGGACGCCTTCTACGTGGCGGAGGATGAAACCTTCACCGCGCCCGATGTGTTATGGAACTTCGTTATTCAAAAGCATGTGTGGCCAGAGCACGTCATTTGGCGCCGGGAAGGGCTAGAGAAAATCCTGCTACCGCGCCTGCGCGCCTATTGGTGCTTCTTGGATCTTGCCGCGGCGTTCGCGGCGGGTCCCGTGCATTTTGCGAAGACGCCCTTTTATCGCAATATCACCGAGCACCCAATCGGTAGGCGCGTGAAGATGGGCGACGTGCAGGCGCTGACCGACTTCGATGCCTATCGGGCTGGACTTGAGAACTTGGCGTGGGACCTATTCAATAAGCAGCTTACCCAACCGGGGGTGCGGGAGGCGGTCGTCAACGGCATTCGGATTTTTATCCATGCGCGGATCGAGGTCGCGCACCGGCTGCTAGCGGCTAATCAGTCCTGGGCTGAAGCAGAGAGCTATGCCAAACGGTTGATGGTGATGTGACAAATTTGACACTTGATCCGTTATTGGCGTAGCCTTCTGACGGAACGCCTTCTGACTGTTACCGGCATCGTCACCCGGCGCGCGTCTCGCGCGGCGTATAAGGGTTCGCACCCCAAGAAGACACGGTGATAACCATGTCCATTTCTTGGAGAACCTAAATGCCATTCAGTCAAGAACAGCTCCAGTACGGAGCTAAAGCCGCGATCGACTTTTACCTGAAGAACGATCCGATCGATCAGGTCAATGTTGCGCGCCCATGGATCAAAAAACTCATGGAAGAAAAAAAGCCTTACGTTGGCGCTCTTCAATACGTCGTTGAGCAGTTGCGTTACAGTAACGATTCAAATTTCCAGTCCTATTTCGGTGACACCCAGGTCACCTACAACCGCAAGCGCACCCTGCAACAGGCGAAGTACACATGGGGTAGCTTCCATGACGGGTTCGGACTGAATGAAGACGAACTGGCACAAAACGGGATTGTGATGACGGACGACAAATCGAGCGTTCCGTCTGAAGCCGAGAAGATCCAACTTACGAACTTGCTTCAAGAAAACACCGAGACGCTGAAGCTGGGCTTTCAAGAAAACTTCGACTACATGCTGCATTTGGACGGCACGCAGTCGGCAACCAACATCCCCGGCCTTGACCTTCTGGTAAGCACCACGCCCACGACGGCTTTGGTTGTTGGTGGACTCGATCAGTCGGTATATACGTGGTGGCAGAACACGGCGATTACCGGCATCAACCCGGCCACGGCCGGCACCTTGACCCAACAGATGGAAATCGCATGGCGCGATTGCACCCGCTACGGCGGCTACGCTCCTAACTTCATCATGGTGGGCGAGATATTCTTGGATGCGTATCGTAACGATGCGAAGCTGACCATCAACCGCACGGTCATGATGCAGGGTGATCGGGCGAAGCCGACTGAACTGGACACGTCAGTGGGTGAAGGTATCCGCACCGGGTTGTATTTCAAGAACATCGAGCTTATTTGGGACCCGGTAATGACGGTGCTCGACTCGCTGTACGCGCCGACGATTCCCTGGGAGAAGCGCTGCTACTTCCTGAACACCAAGTTCTTGAAGCTGCGCCCGATCCAGGGGCACTGGATGATCAACCGCACGCCCCCGCGCGTCTATGATCGTTACGTCCATTACTTCGCGCTCACGGCAAAGGCGGCACTCACCACCGGCAAAAGAAACGCTCACGCAGTTTTGAGTATTCTGTAATGGGCTATAAGTTAAACCTTCCGAGTAGCGGTACCTTATATGTGAGTCTTTCCGCCGAAATAGAATTTTAGAGGAAACATCATGCAACTTCTCAATATCGCCAAATTGCCGATCTACCTGCCTTACGATATCGCGGAGGTACCGTTCGGCGATCCGCTCTCCGATGCGCTCATGACCTCGGCAGCACCGGGTGTCTTCACGGTGCCGGGATACACGCCGCTGCTGAACGATGGTGTTCAGTTATCGGTCGGTGTTTTGAGTACCGCGACCTTGGATACCGGATTTGTGGTGGGTACCACCTACTACGCGGTGAACATCACGACCGCGGCCGGCACCTTCTCGCTGTCCACGGCAAAGAACGGCACCGGACAGCCGACCAGGCAAGCTGCGGTAGCAGGCGCTCCGTTGACAGTCCATTTGATGACCAAACAGGTGGATGGCGGATTATTGCCGTTCAAACCCAACAACACTGTGATGGCCTTGAACTTGACTACGGCAACGGTTTTCCTGCAAGGGGCGCCGGATCTGAATGTGACCGGCTCCTACGGCAATCCGACCGGACCCGGCGCCGCGGTACAGCTCGTACCCGGTGGTATCCCCACGCTATCGGCCGCGCTCGTGACGTTGAGTCAGGACTGGTTGCTGACAACCTCCGCAGGTCCGGGTAATCTGGTGCTGATGCAAAACTAAAGGAAACCTACATGCGACATGAAAGAGTGATGGTCAAACGGGACAACAACACGGTCCATAATAAGACTTTGGCTCCGTGGGAGATTCCAATTTTGGAATATCTCTTCGATGAAGGAAACGTGACCCGGACGGACGAATTTGTACAGGCGGACCAGGACTATCCTGACCCCGCGCAAGAGATGGTGCGATTGATGAAAGCCTACGGGGCCGATGTCAAAACCGACATTCCCCATGCGGTCACGGTGTACGGGGTTGCCCGCACTGGGGTCCGCGCGCTGGCAAAAGCGATCGAAGCTGCAAAGGAGGAAGACGACGAGGCGCAAGTTCCAAGCACTCGTGTTCGCCGCCGGCCGCACGCGAGCGATTCGCTGCTAGTTTGATGTGGGGACTTCTGTCGCGAACGGCGACGGTAAGTGTTGCGGGCCGGGACTTCCCGGCCCGCTTTTTATGGAGGATAATGACGTGTTGGACGTGATAATTATAAAGTCCGTCGATACCCCAGGGTTATTTGTCGATGCGTGCCTCGCCTCTGTTAATGCGGCCAAAACTCTTGCGCCATTTCCTGTCAACGTCATAGTAGTTCCCGGAGTCCCAGGGCATATCGGTCAGGCTATGATCAACGGGCTTGCGCTTACCTCAAGCACTTACGTTTGTTGGGTAGATGATGATGACTACCTGCTACCGCATGCTTTCACAGCAATCGCGGCGAGCCTTTTTCTTTCGCCGCCTGCGGTATGCGCCAGGGAGATAGAGCTTTACGCCAATGGTAATTTCAAACCTTGTACGGTCAGGCATCACTTAACGATATATAAAACGTTGTGGGTGAAGCAACAGGATCTAACGCCTTTTCGGGCGACACCTAACGTGGCGCTACTGAAACGCCTGCCCCTTGGCACGATAGATTTACAGCAATGGCTTTATGTGCGCCGTATTCGTCTGAGTGGAGGGATGAAGCTACGGGGTTTGCATCAGCAAGCGGAGTCTAAGCTATGGCAGTGAATGATCCAGGCAACTGGCGCGATAACGATTTTCCAACGCATCATAGTCCCCCGCATCAGTACAACGCAGTGGTAGCAGACGGTAGGTATTGGTGGATAGCGCCGCCCGGCGGATCTATGAGCGCTAATGCTGACATCATCTATATTGGTAGCAGCCCTGTATTGCCTTCCGCCGTAGATGTTAATTGGGAGGTAACGGTACCGCCAGAAACAGGAAAGCTACTGCAATTGGTTATAAATGGCGGTAGTCCTATTTCGTTGGGCACAACGATAGGCAGTGGTGTAGTGCCCGTAACGGGGTTGATAGGTGCATTAACGGTTGCATTTTTTAATGGGTTAGGCACCACGTACGATGCTGTTGTCGCACTTGATTTTTCATCCCCTGTGCCATCACCCGGCGGACAAGGCGACATCCCTAATCCAGGCGCATGGGAAGATGCTAGCGGCAACATCCCACCTCTTAGTTTTCAGAACGTTCCGCAAACCGTCAATTTCCCGCGTAACGGAGATGGCCGTTATTGGTTTACCCCAGACGCTTTTGCCCCAACCCCGGACCCGATTACCTTCATAGGGGATTCGGCGTTTAGAACTGACGGCATCATGGCACTTCAAACGTCTATCACCCAAGCGGCTACCGATGGCTCGAGTGTATTCATTGCGTTCTCCACTGACGGGACCAACTTTACCCAAGTTCAGATAGGTCCTTCCTTGCAGGGGCACAGCCTGTTAAGTCACCAAGTTCTGGCGACGTTGAGTACCTTGACGACCGCGTTGGTCGTCAAAGTGTTCACGACGGGCGGTGTTTCGAGCGCCAGTGCAAAACCTTGGCAGGTAGCGGTCGCCATCACGCGAAACGCCAATGAACATCTCGCCTGGGATTACCCAAATCCCTTCAACCCGATTAGCTACAACTGCGAGTGTGTCGATGAGGTGGTGCCGACTGAAACGCTATTGCAGTTACGCACGGATATCCTGACGGAGTTAGGCTTCGCCACTCAAGCGGCGAGCCCACCGCCGGGTATGGCGGCACTCGTCAATTCATGGCTGTCTCGCGGGCAGAAGTATTTGTATCGGCGCTACAACCAGTTACACACGCGTCGCATGTTTCGTTGGAAAGTCAATCCGGGCCAACGTTTCTACTCGCTAAAAGACAACGACGAAGACGTGCTGTGCAACTATCAGATGGACCCGTTAAAGACGATCGAATGGGCGGGTATTCAGGACAGTCGTAATGTCTGGTACCCGCTGGTTGAGGGCATCCAGCCGCAGCTCTACACGATGATCGACAAACCTTGGCGACCGGCAAGATATGAGATTCGCCAGTGCATCGAGTTGTATCCGGCGCCGGATCAGACTTATTGGTTGTGGATGAAAGCGCATTTTGGTCTTCGAGCATTGGTAGCTGATACCGATTCTTCTACGATCGATGCGACGCTGCTGTTTCTTCATACGCTGGCTGTCGCTAAAGCGCACTACGGCAAGCCGGATGCGAACAATGTACAGGCGATGGCGAATGCATATCGTAAGGAACTAATTGCCGGAACCCACGGGACGAAGAAGTACATCCCTGGAGCTACTGCTATTCCCCCAGCCATTCGCCCGACACTTATTCAGTTTCAATAGTGCGCCCTGTTCCGTTACACAGTTTAAAGCAAGGCATCAATCGCCTTCGCGTCAAAGGAGGCGCCAACCCTTCATCGCTTTACGATTTGGTTAATGGCTGGATCAACGTAGACGGATCGGTCAAGGTGCGCGAAGGAACGATTCGCGCGCAGACACTCGATGCCAACACCAAAGGATTGATGGCCGATAATGGCATTTTCAATGTCTTTTCGATCACCCAACAGTCGGTACCTGCTGGGTATCAAGATAACATCCTAGTCCATCCGGTCGATGCGACGCTGACCATCGACACCATTTGGTTCGCGAAGCCTTTTATGGGCTTCCCTTTTGTGGTGGCGGAATTCCTTGATGGCAGCGTGTTTCACTATTGGCTGCAAAATAGCGGCACGTGGGCACCCAATACAGTCTATAAAACTGGCACGTTGATCTTACCGCTGACAACGCCTACGGGGCTTGCGTATCTCGCGACGCGGATATCAGCGGTGAATCCGACGTGGCAGCCAGAAACCGGCATCGCATTGAACGCGATCATCGAGCCGACCGAATACACGGGCTATCAGTACAAAGCGGTAGCAGTCGCCGGAACGTCGCCGCATACAGGGCCTTCGCAGCCCGTGTGGCCAATCATAGCGGGAGCTACGCTTCAAGAATTTGGCGACTTCGATACATCCTCGACCGATGCGGGCACGACACAGGGTTCGACGACTAGCACCGCGCAGCCCTTATCTACGACAATCACCGACCGTTATGGGGACTCGACCACGATTGCGAGCGCGGGCGCATCGGCCGGCAACACCTTGACGTTGCCGCCCGTGGCATCTACCACCGTGACTGTATGGGCCAAGGGCACGCTATACGCGCCGGGCGCTGTGGTGCAGCCGAGCACGACGCAGGGCGGGTTCATCAACGCCATCCCGAATGGCGACTTCGAGAACGGTAATGATGGCAACTGGACGCTCTCCGCGGGAGTGACGTTCAACACCGTCAATCAATACCAAGGCAACGATTGTTTACAGTTTACTGCGAGTCATTCCGATCAAACTGCGGTCATGTCCACCTTTGGGCTTGTGACTCCGGGGCAGAGCGTCACGGCAACCGCCTACGTCAATCCGAATAATTCCGGCGCGAACCTGAGCATGGGCATCAACTTGCGCTGGTACAACGCGGCTGACGTGTTTTTGAGTATGACTCCAGGGCCGCGCGAAGAGAATGGCGGGTATCGGCTGACCTCTGTCACGGGTACCGCCCCGGCGGGCGCGGCGCACTGCCGGGTGCAGCTAGATGGCGGCAATAACACCTCCTCGCATACCGGCTTTGCGGATTTAGTGAGTTGGAACCTGGCCACTGCGGCGGCGGTTTCTAACTTCCTGTTTGAAGCGGTACAAGCGTCTGCGGGCACGTCCGGAACGGTGGAACCGACATGGCCAACGATTGCCGGCAATACGGTCGTTGACAATCAAGTCACATGGAAAGCGATTGGCACTTCGATCATCACATGGGAAGCGATCCCCATCATGCAGTCCGGTGCTGTCGAGCCGGTATGGCCGACCGCGGTGCCGATTGCGGTGCATGATACGTCGAGCTTTACCGACAAGAACGGTGTGGTGATTGACACCAGCATTTCCTGGATTGCCAGTTCTCGGCGGGTAACGGATATCAAAGATCCCGATACCAAAGCGGTGGCGCTCAATTCATCGCACGTATTTGCGGTCGATAAGGACATCGTGCCGTTCTCCGCAGCGGTTGATCCGACCGATTGGACGAGTGCGAGCAATGCCGGATACTTGCCTACGGGCCTTAATAACTTTGGCGATAACCCCGCAGCGGTGTTGGCGTTGTATCGCTCGAACTTGATGGTGTTTAATGCAGGCGGCTACCAGATGTGGCAGACCGATCCAGACCCCGCGAACATGGCGCTACTCGATGCGCAGCCGGTGGGTTCGATCTATACGCGCGCAGCGCAGAGCGTTGCCAACGATTTACTATTCTTAACTGAAGTCGGCGTGCGCAATCTGGCGACGGTCGGAGCTACTGCCAATATGCAGGTTGGTTCCAGCGGGCAACCGATAGATCCTTTGATCAACGCGCAATTACAAACGTCCCCGTTCGATCCTCTTTCGCTCTATTATCCTGGCAAGGGCCAGTATTGGCTCTTCTTCGGGCCGCAAGCCTTTGTGTTCACCGTCAATGGGCAAGGACTTCGTACGTGGAGCCGCTATATCCTCCCGGATATAGTCACCGATTGGACGTTGAACGGCGGCATTCTCTACATGCGTTCTGCCGGCGATTTGGTGTGGCAGCTAGACAAGAGCACATTGGTGGATGACTTTGGCGGCGCCAACGTAGCGTTCCCCGGCGTGATTCAAACGCCCTATGTGGATGTCGGTCCGTTAGGTTTCGACAAAGAACTGATCGGCGTGGATTTGGTCGCGCAAGGTCAGGTAACTGTTCAACTTGGATGGGCACAAAACGATGACACCACGTTCAACGATAATCCGGGGTTCTCAACGTCGTTGAACGTGACCCCGCCGTTTACGATCAACGCCGCGGATACGGTACCGGGTCAGCCGCTGCCTTTCCCCATGACGGCGCCCAGTTTCAGTTTGATCTTGACCTTCCCTGGCAATCAGGCGTGGGAGTGGAATGCTTCGAGCCTATACTTGCAAGATGTCACAGGGACGGCAACCGGATGACGATCCAAGTATTCACTGATCCGCTGCTGCTTGATTTCGTCAAAGTATGCATCTTGATGCCGCAAGACGAGCGCGAACAATTGGAAGTCTTCGTCGGGCAACCCTACGATATCGATGCAGCAGCAGTTGGTAACTATATGGTGCAAGGGCCTAAATGGGTTATCAAAGATGGCGATCATCCTCTTGTTGTCGGAGGCTTCAAGCAACAACGCCCTGGCGTATGGCGCGATTACATGCTGACAACTCCGCAGGCGTGGGAGAAGCAGTATTGGTTCGCGGTGACGAGGACATGCCGACGAGCGATGGATTCGATGTTCGCTAGCGGCCAAGCGCATCGTTTGGAGTGCATTGCTCCGGCAGCGCGGTTAGAGCAGCGGCCGATACTCAAAAGTTGGTACCAGGTTATGGGTTATCACGAGGAAGGAGTACGCTACGGCTACTGCGCTAATGGCGCGGATGCAGTGTGCTTTGCACGAGTTCAACACGGCACGGCGCCAAAGGGAGTGCACTGATGGGTGCGAACAGTACTAAAGCCGCTGATGCTGCCTCCGCCAGTCAAGCGGCGCAGCAGAAACAGATTCAGCAATCTGTGCAGTCGATCAACGATGCCTACAGCTCGCCGCAACGTCAAGCGCAGTACGATACGTATGGCGCGAACTTAAACAAGTACTACACCAATCAAGTCAATACCCAAGAGGCAACTAACGCGCGCAATTTGAAATTCGCCAACGCTCGAAGCGGGCTTACCGGGGGATCGGCGGCGGTCGATTCCAACACGCAGCTTCAGAAGGATTACACCCAAGGGCTGCTGCAAGCCTCGCAGCAAGCGCAAGGTGGGCAAGCGGCACTTCAGCAATCGGATATCAACGCCAAGAATCAAATGATCGGCTTAGCACAACAGGGTAACTATACCGGGACGATTCCGACGCAAGTTGCACAGGCGCAGAACGCATCGCTACAAAGCGCGCAGAATTACGGGAACGCCAATGCGGTCAACAACCTCTTCGGCGGAACGGCTGGGATATATCAGAACGAGCAGGTAGCGGCGGCTAACCGAAAGGCGCAACAATCACCGATCGGCAGTATCTACGGCGCACCGCAGGGCCAAGCGAGCGTGTGGGGTTAATATGGGCAGCAATTCGTTTTTAAGCAAAATGTACACCTACGATCCGCTTACCCAAGCACTGGGTAAGAACCACGATCCCTTGATGGGTGCGCTTGTTGGAAACGGCTACACCAAGAGCAGCGGCCCCGGCACGCCAGGCCCCTATGCGGGAGTGAAACCAACGTTAGCGGATGCCAACGCGGGTTATGTTCGCGCGGCTGCCGGAACGCCGACCGCTGCGGCGCTCGCACAGAATACCGGCCCTTCGATGAATAACTTATTTGGTGGCGCCCAGCAGCAACCAGGCGTCAATCCGATGCAACCGCCGGGGGTTAATCCGGTACCGCGGCCGATTATGAAGGCGCAGCCAGTCATTCCAGGTCAGCAACAACAGCAGACGTGGGGGTAGTGTGGGCTCGAAATTTTTTGCAGCGAAACCCCCGAGCATCGGGCCTTCCAATTTGAATATGGAGGCGCGGGCTATCGGTGCAGGCTCCTATGGCGCGCGCTCCGCGGGAGGTGCGGCCAACAAGGATATTGGCGCTGCAATGGCGCTCTATAAAGCGCATGCGTTCAAACCGTCACAGCGCAGCGCTGCGTATCCTAAAGGGCCAAAGGTGTAGTCATGGGATCAGAAGCTCTGTGGGTTCCAATGCTGCTGGCAGCAGCGGGTAGCGGCGTGCAGGCGGTCAACGCTAAACAAGCCAATTCACGTCAGCAGTCAGGCGAAGTGCAAAGCATTATCGATCAGCAAAAGTTGCAGTCGCAAGGCAACAGTCAAGTCAAAGCGCTGACCGATCAGGTGGCTAGGAACACTCCGGATCAATTGGCGGCGCAAGCAACCGGCAAGTATGTGGACGTGCTGCGCAAAAACGCAGCCGGTACTGGTTCGGGCGGCTCCGGAGGCGCTTCGATTTTATTTGGTCAACCAACATCCTCACTACCGACCACGATCAACGCCAGCTCGCGCTATAACGCTGGCACCGCGGCGTCGCAAAAGGAAACCCAAGGTTTCGGCAATGAATTAGCCGGTGAAATGGGCAATATCGACGCGGCAACCCGCCAGCGACAAAACGAAGGGCTTGCGGCGAGCACTGCTGGCACTAATTTGAACTTGCTAGGTGCACAGTCGTACACACAAAATTTTGCCGATCAGTTGCGAGCGCAAGCGGCAGGACAGCAGAATCCTTGGCTATCGTTGGTGGGCGGCGTGCTAGGAGGCGTTGGCAATACCATGTCCAAAAACGCGGGGGGCAAATCGAAACCGACGCCTACTTATGAAGATACGTTCAACCAGCCGGATACGTCTACAATTCCGGGGTACAGCTAATGGCTTCCTCTCAATCGCTTTTCGATACCCTCGCTGGAGGCTTCGGGCACGGTGTCGATCGTCCGGCCTTAAACGCTTTTGTGGCCAACAGCCAGTCAGTCAACGGATTGCGCAGTGCGCAGACCGAAGAGGCGTTGAACAATGCGCAAAAGCAGCAAGAGGAAATGCAAGCGCACTCGGATCTGGAAAATTCGCTTGCGAGTACATTAGGCGATGACGGGAAGCCGTTGCTACAACCTTCACAAGCGCATTTGGTTGCGAATGAGTTGAAAGGGCATTTTGGTAGTGCGCAGCAAGTTATGCAGGCGTTCCGTGAAACGCAGCAAGCTCACAATACCGGAGTTATTAGCAATCCTGCGAATCTAAACACTCCGGCGATGACGGCTGCGGTAGCGGGCAATACCAACAAAGTGCCTGAAGCGGTCCCGTTGCCGAACGAATATCAGTTGCCTCCAGGGGTAGCCCCTCCGGTTGTCGGACAAAGCCCATTAGGTGCTGCTGAAACCGCATCTCACACCGCGGAAGCAGGGCTTAAAAATGTGCAGGCAGCGGTTGGCGGATTCAATCCGAATACGGGAGGGCAAACGCTTGATCCTGTGTTGTCCCGCGAAGTAGCAGAATTTATCAGGCAAAACCCAAACCTGGCAGGAAATTTGCGTTCGCTGGTATCGAATGGCGGCTCCTCTGTGGTGCATGCGTTCATGCATCCTGAAGAAGGCGGCGCACCCACAGCACCGCTCAATGGCATCACCCCAGCGCCGGGAGTGAGCTTCAAAGAGCAGGCGGGAATCCGCAATGATTTTGCCAGCGGTACCGCCGCTAAGCAAACCACAGCGCTTAACACGATGACGCTTCACTCGCAATTGTTTGATGCCATCGCGGATCAGATGGGTAATGGCAATTTCACGCCGACCAACTATATCAGTCAGCTCTGGCAACGGACGTTTGGTTCCCCCGTGCCGGGAAATTTGAAAATAGCGGGCGACTTCCTCGGCCGCGAAGCGGTGCGCGCCACGATCAATTCAGGTTCCGGTACGGGAGAGGAGCGCGAACTTGCGGTGAATGCCAATTCAAGCCCTGAAGCGATGCATGGCGCAGCGGCCACGTTGCGCTCATTAGCTGCGGGTCAGCTTCACGGTTTGGACCTTCGCGCGCAACGCGGCGGAGTAGATATCGCGCAATTGCTAGGTCCTGAAGCGCAAGCCGCTTTCGGCAGGCACCCAGTGAAGAACATGCCGACGCTACCGGAACCCCAGAAGGCGGGCGCTGCTGACGGGGCGGCTCCCGCGGGTGCTCCGGCCGGCGCGGCACCCATGTCGCTCGATGCTTACTTGAAGGCTAAGGGCTTCTAATGGCTCAAGTCACCATGCCGGATGGCGCAGTGGTGGAGATGCCGGATCAACTCGATCCTGCACTCGGTGCGCGTTTGCGGGCGTTTCATGACGGCCACAAATCGCCGGAAACAGCAGCGCCTGTGCAGTCATCTAACCCTTTTGTGCGCAGTGGTCAAAGCCAACTCAGTGATATCGGAGACGTATCGGACGCGGCAGTCACCTCGCTGCTTAATCTGCCGCATCATGCTTGGGAGTCGATAAAAGATCTGGCCAGCAGCGCTACCTTTGGAGGCCATGTGGAGCGCACGCCGGGGCCCGCTAATTTGTCACCAACGACGCAAGCGGATCTGCAACCAGGGCCAATGGGCCAAGCAGCAATCGGGGGGGTGAAAGCTGCGGATACTGCGCTTGAAAACGCCTCTCCGGGGGCTCACGATCTTTTGCATAACACCGCGCGTGTCGCTGGCGATGTTGGCGATATAGCTATGGTTGGGGGCGCAGCCAAGGGCCTTACCGGTGAAATCGCTGCGAACGCGACTGCTGCACCCGCCGCTGTCGCTAAGTACGGTTTGCGTACAGCGGAAAACAACCCCATAGCGCGCAATATCGCTGGCGAATCCGCGCAGCCCGCAGTCGCCGCGCACAATCAGAGCATCGCGAATCAAGCGCTAGGCGCACAAGCTGGCGTGGCTCCGGGCACCCCGCTAACTTCCGGGGCTTTAGAGGCGGCGCGTGATGCGCCAAATTCGGTCTACACGCGAGCCGAGAAAGCTATTCCGACAGGACCTTTGAGTTCCAAAGCTCGGGGGATGATCAACAGCGTCGGCGCGGATGACATGGTAGTGCATTCGCCGGATACGCAAGCAACCATTGATGCACAGAAGGGGCGGCTATCAGGTGACTTGACGGGGCCACAGGTGGTCAATGCACAGCGAGCCCTACGATTCAATGGGTTTCGCAATATAGCGTCCCAAGATCCGGAAAGCTCGGCTCTTGGCCATGCGCAGTTAAAAATGTCGGATGCGCTACACCAGCACATGCTTGATACCATCCCGCCAAGTGCCGATGTCTCCGCGGAGCAGCTAAATGCCGCGCGCACGGCGCTCGCGCAGAATCACACCGTCGATAATGCGCTCAAGGGCAACAACGTTGACTTGCAAGCGCTGGCGAAGCTACATCGCGATAGCCCCAATATGCTTTCCGGCCTGTTGAAGGATTTCGCGGAGTTTGCCGATCTCCATCCGGAAGTCAGCGCGCTGCCATCCAAAGCCGAACGCTTCAACCCATCAGGGGTAGCTAAAGATGTGGCTTCCGTGGATTTGAAAAGTCCAGCCACCTACTTGCAACCCTTCTTCGGGGCCGCGGCGCGGCGCATCATGACGGGGCCAGCGCGAACGCCAGAGGTGCCGGTTACGGGAGCGGCGGGAGAATTTTCACCGATTGATCGTACTCCTCAGCCGCCTGCCGGTATGACTGCAGGCCCCATGGGCTCTCCCTCTGCGCCCGCGGGCCACCCTGGCGACATCTCACTTGCAGACTTACTCTCGCATGGCGTCGAGCAGCCCCCCGCTGAAGGGCTCTCAGCAGGCCCTATGGGTGCTCCCCCGTCGGCCGGTATCCCCTTCACTCGCAATGCAGCGCACGAGGCAGGTGGTCTTTCGCTCATGGATGAGTTGGGCGGAGCGCGTCAGGATATGAGCTTATCGAAGGAAGCGCGGGCGTTGGAGAGGGAACGAGTCGCTGCGCTACGGGATCGTGAAGAGGGGATCAGTTCTCAGTTTGAACCTGAGCACATTCCGCTGCGCGCTGCCGAGCATGAAGGTACCGTTGCGAGACGCATGGCGGAACCATCGCTGATGGACGTACTGAGCCAAGGTGTACCGGAAGACATCATGACGCGCACCACGCGTCCCGCGCCAAAACGCAAAGCCCCGCTTCCGGCGCAGCTCATGGACTTACTAGGGGGCGACGGTGGTTAGGAAAGTTCAACTACCCGTTATTGGTGGTGTTCGCAAAGTCATCACGCCAGGCAGCAAGGTGACGGTTGGAACGACAATCGCGGAGATTGGTTCTAACACCGTTACCTTGGCGCAGCTCGCCGCACTCTTAGGCACATTGGTAGCGCCTGCTTCCGGAACGATCAGCAATGGCGCCACGGCCTCCCTTGCGGCGGGTCCAGGATTGGCAGGAGGGGGGCCGCTGCTTGGATCGGTATCGCTACACTTAATCGCACCGATTCCGGTGGTGCTCGATGAAGCGGATGACACGCCTGTTGTGATTCCAGGACCAACCGGCATGCGCGGGCCGCCAGGCCCCCCAGGCCCTGCGGTCTTCATAACAGACGAGAGCGAAGAAATGGTGTATATCCTTGTAAAGTTATAGGACTCATGATATGGCGCAAAACAAAAAGCTGAATATTCAATCTATCGTCGTACCGACTGCGGTCGGCAACATTTTGAATTGCAATGTCACTTCGTTGGCGGGGCCGGTCGGCTTTACGATGACGCAGCCTTACCTTTTGCTCAAGTGGATTCGCATTTTAAACTATGCAGCATCCGCTACCACAGTTTCGCTCTACAAGGGCGCTACAGGGGTTGGCGTGGCGGGAACTCAGTTCGGAGCGCCCGCGTATTCGATCCCCGCCAATTCTTACATTGATATCTACCCTGCCGACGCACGTTTTGACTCCGCGGACTTGTTAACCGCAGTGGGCAGTCAAGTGGGCGCGGTCTTAAACATTGCTGCTGAAATAGGACTCTCATAATGGCTAATGTACGTGTCACTGAATACACAGGTCTTGGCAGCGATCCAAACGGTTCGGTGCAAGCGGTTGCAGGACCGGCGACCAAGGAGCAAATCGTAGCGATCGGAGTGTTGGCCCTTTCAGCAGGATTTAACGCCGCAACGACCATCATTCGTGTTCATGCGGAAGCGATCTGCGCGATTGCGGTTGGAGGAACCGCACCCGTGGCCACTACGGGCACGAGCGCCAGAATGATTGCAGGACAAACGGAATACTTCCGGGTGGTCCCTGGCGATAAAATTGCTGTGATAACTGACACATGATGGGGTGCCTCGGACGTGTTGGTTCGTTGGGCAAGCCGCCACCGACTCCGGTGCTTTAGATGATCGGCCAGATAGGGCAGCTTGGTCTTTTGATGGAGCCGGAGCCCGTGCTGCTGATTGGCGGCGGGGGTGGGGGTTCCGGCGGCACGGCTATTCAGACGGATGCGGGGATTAATCTACAAACCGATTCAGGCGTTCAAATCAACACGAGTAACTAGAATGAAGTTCAAATACCTACCGCTTCTGCTACTCATGCCGCTATTTGGCCATGCCCAAATCAAGGTCAATGCGTTGCCCGCTGCGGCCAGCGTTAGCGGCACGGACCTGACCATTGTTGATCAGAGCGGAACGACAAAGACCGGCACCTTTGCCCAAGTTGCGACCTATATTGGAGGTGCGCTGCCAACAACCGGGTCAGGATCATTTGTACTAGCCACATCTCCTACACTCTTTACGCCAGCGCTCGGCACTCCGTCGGCCCTCGTGTTGACGAATGCGACGAGCTTACCCGCAACGGCTCTGCCCTTATCGCTAACGGCGGCTGGAATCCTCGCAGGAACAGAGAGCATCTACACGATTCAAGGGGGCGCCGTCGTAGCGACAACGCCCGCTGCAATCAACACCTACGTGCAGTCGCAAGCGACGCCGATTAACGGCCTGCCGGCAGCGAGTGCTTTTGGCAGTACGGATCTATTGCCAGGGTACATCCAAAGCGCGACCGCTACGCAAAAAGTTACCGGCGCCCAAGTTTCAACCTTTGTTTTAGGGAATCTGAGCGCGATAAATTTAGCTGCTGGCGGCTCGGGTGGGGTCACGGGAATATTGCCTTTCGCCAATGGCGGCACAGGGCTATCAGCGGCCGCCGATGACACTCTCATGATTAGCTCGGGGTCTGCGTGGGTAGCGAAAGCTATTCCGGACTGCACGGACACGGGGGGCAACCATATCAACTACACCGCTTCAACGAATACGATTTCATGCGGAACATCCGGCAGTGGCGGTGGGTCCGTAGCGAACCCCACGGCGTTGGTTGGGCTGACTGCAGTCAATGGCAGCGCGTCAAGCGCGATTCGTTCTGACGGCGCCCCGGCGCTGGACGTGAGTATCGCGCCGTTGTGGACGGGTAACCACGAATGGACCAAGGTTGAACCGCGCTTATTGCTCAACGACACAGGGGGCGGCGCCAACGGCAAGCTGTTTGATGTCGACGCCACACCCACGCTGTTATCCATTCGCACACGCACCGACGCGGATGCTGCCGGGGTTAATATTCTCACGGCAACGCGCACCGCTTCATCGACTGCGATCACAAACGTAGCGCTCGGCAATGCAACCAACAATCCGACATTTAGTTGGCTTGGGTCAGGCACAGCAACGTTCGGTGGCATCATCACCACGACTGCTGCCATTGGTGGCGCTTCTCTAAGTGTTACTAGTACTACCATCCCTGCGAATGGTGTATATCTACCTGCAGCTAGTACTACCGGTTTCTCCAGCAACTCAATCGAGCGCTTCCACATCACTTCGGCGGGGATCACGACCGACGTTGGCGGATTGATTGCAGGCGGCACGAAATTTACCGCTTCCGGATGCTCCAATAGTGCAACCGTGGGCGGTACGACGGCAGGGCAATTCACGAGCGGCACCACTGGCACGTGTACCGTAACGATTACGTTGAGCGCGGCACCCAACGGGTGGGCGTGCCATGCGGACGATCTGACCACTCCGGCCAATTTCATCGGCCAGTCCGCCAGCGCGACTACCTCATGCACCGTGACAGGCACCACGGTTTCGGGTGATGTGATCGTATTCTCAGCAATGGGCTTCTGACATGACGACCATTGGTGGCATAGCCTTAGAATCGGCAGGCACCGGACTTTATAGTGGGTATGTGCTATCGGGCGGTGACGAATTTACAGCACTCGATTTGATGTCGGCTACCAACCCCACCGGGAAGTATTTCACGACACGTACCTACCAAAGTACGGGGGGAGCGCGTGCTCCAGCAAGTGGCCCCCTCGCTGTCATGCACGATGTGAGTCCTGATTACACAGGTTGGCAAGACGCTAATCGCGGCGTCCCCGTGCCTAGTTTTGCAAACAGCCACCAAATCGTAACTGGGGAAGGCACGAGCGCATTGCGTCTGCTCGCTATTCGTCAATCAAGCGCGGAACAAGTTTTGCTCGCCAGCGGGGTGGCAGGACAAATCGAACGCACGGCGATGGTGAGCGGCGTCGGGGCTCTGTGGTGGGATAGCCCAGCAATTATCGATTTCAGGGTTAGGATGCCCGCAGGGCCGCACGGACAGCACCCGACACTATGGGCGTTCGCAACGCAGCCCCCCGGAGGTCCGACATTTACGGGAAATGAATACGGTTGGGAGTGCGGGAACACCAAAGTTGGGGCCTACCATGACGTGCATACCAACGGCACCATAACGGCCAACAGCGAGACGGATATTGCTAATTATCGCGAAGGCAATTGGCACACTTTCACGGTGGTGGTGGGAGTGAGCGACTACAAATATTATGTAGACGGGGTGCTAGTCAAAACACTCGTCCTTGACCCGAACAGCAGCGGAGACAAGCCCGACCACATGCTGATAACGCACCATGTGTATAACGCAACGTATCAGGCACAAATATACGATCCGCTCCAATGGGCTCCGGGGGTGTTGCCCAATGGAATAGAACTCGACATTGAGTGGTTTCGGGTGTGGCGCCTGTCAACTGGCACCCATTACGTGCCGCTGACGACACTAGCAGATGTTTTGCTTTCTTCGGGGGATACCGTGAGTGTCACGCTGCCAGCGCAAACCGTATTGTGGGGCGCAAGTGGTCTGGCCGAATACCTAACTTGCGTACAAAATGAAGTCGAGGAACCGGGGTCCTCAAACACTGCCAGCTATGCACAGCTACCGGCTGGTTTGTCGTGGGATGCACCCTCTCGCACGCTTTCCGGCACGATGCCAGCGAAACCAGGGGCGCTATATGTCGTCGTTGGCATCAGCGGCGACGGCAACACATGCGTACCGGCCCGGTTTAGATTGTGCGGGGCTCCAAAATATACGGCGGGCGCCTTACAATGGACAAAGAACGTGCCTGTCAGTGTTGATGTGTATACCCGGTGGAATACAGGGCGAATGTTTCAAGCAGGCACTAACCCCAAGGGATTGAGCGTTTCAGGGCTGCCTCAAGGCCTGAGCTTTGATTCGACTACGGGTTTAATCACGGGCACCCCTGCTCCAGCCGGTAACGGCAGCGGGGTGTTGACCCTCTCAGCTACGAATTCTGCGGGCCAAACGACGACAGCCACAGAGAGTTTTGTGGCCGCGACTACGGGCAAATTTATAGGCCTCGGAATGGGCGGCGGACTATTGAGATGGTAAATACGTAAAGGGGGAAGCGTATGGATTTTTCTTGGTTAATCTGGTTTTTGATATTCGTTGTGGTGGCGTCTATCGCTTTCGCCATCATAAAGTTTCTTATCATGCCGGCGGTAGCCCCTGGTGCCCAGCCCTATGTGTGGGCGGTAATAGGGATTGCTCTTTTAATTGGGTTATTGGTGGTTGTTGGGAACGGTTCCGGCTTCTGGCACGGCCATGTTAGCGTCAGATGACCGACAATATTTCTTTACGCGAATATGTTGACATACGTTTTGACGCTCAAGAAAAAGCGGTGCAAACGGCATTGGCAACTGCCGATCGGGCTAGCACCAAGGCGGAGAATGCTTCCGATAAACGATTTGAGGGCGTGAATGAATTTAGGTCAGCGCTTGCTGATAACGCCAGGTTGCTCATGCCGCGCCAGGAGAGTGAGCAGTCCTTTAGGGTGCTCGCGGAAAAGATCGATGTTCTCGCTAAGCGGGTAGATGCTCGCGATGATCGTAACCGTGGAGGGAATCAGTTATGGGTCATCCTCGTTGCAGCAATCGCTACTATATGTTCAATTTTAAGCGTGATTTTGATAGCGAAGCGGTAAATTAAGCGTAGGATCAACCGATTGCAAAAAACTTATAGGAGTGTTAAGTCAAATGACTGATCCCGTTCCGGCCGCACCTCCGGTGATGAACATACCGACTCCGATGCAGCCTGTTCCGCCGCCCCCTGGGCCAACCCCCAGCAATTCAACGAGTCTCACGGCACTGGGTGGAGCGATTGCCTGTGTCACGATGTCCGTTTTGGGAGCGAATCACGTCACCTTTCCGGCGGGAGTCGAATCAGCATTGGCTGTCATCTTCGCAACACTCTGCGGGTACCTTCCCGCATCGGGGAGAAAATGAATACACGCAATGTTCGTCTCGCTTTCTACTTCTGCTGTCTGTTTGCCGTGCCGCAGGGCTGTGCGAACTTAGGGCTTAACCAACCCTCGATCGATCAGAAAATACTCGTAGCGGACCAAGCGGTCACGGCTATTTTGACAGCAACCGATAGTGCGCTGCTCGCCAAGATCATCACGCCAGCACAAGCTCAAAGCGTGAGTACGATTGCGCACCAAGTCGATCCGCTGCTCGATGCAGCGAAAGCAGCAAATGCGGCCGGTAACGCATCGGGCGCATCCAGCACGCTAACCTTGGTCAATGCGCTTATTGCGGGCCTGCAAGCCTACGTACCAGCAAAGGGGAACTAGACATGGCCGCAACAATCGTGACTGTCGAAACCGGATTGCAAATCATTGCGCAACTGATCGCATTGATTCAGTCCTCGCACGCCAACGGACAGCTAATAGATCAGATGACTTGGGATGCCGCTATGAAGCCCAGGGATGCGGCGCTTGCCAAACTGGATGCGGACATAGCGGCGCAAAAAGCCGGCGGATAGGTGTTTCTCTCCCAGCTCGTGCTGATGACCGATCCGCAGCCGGGCGTGTGGGTTGTTTGGGAGCCCTGCACGTGGCGAGATGAAGTGTTCGGTACCGTCACCCTGCCGGTCGGATTCAAGACGGACTTAGCATCGATCCCTCAGTTTGTACGAGCGGCGCGGGAGTTCGATCCCACAGGACTTTCGAGATTACCGGCCGCGTTTCATGACGGAGCCTATGCACGGCTTTGGGGATGGACTAAGGGGAAGGCCGATCAGTTTTTACGATCCGCGCTTATCGTCATGGGTGCCACGCCAGAGATTGCTGAGATGTACTATCAAGCGGTGAATCTATTCGGTGCCCCGGCGTGGGCGGCAGATGAAGGCGCACTTGAGGCTCGCGATTTTGATACTCTCGTCCACTACCAAGCATGGGCGACTGCGCAAACTCCACAATTGAAGGCAACACCATGAAGATCCTTGCGCTGCTCGCAGCCGCTACCGTCGTCAACATCCCTGTTACTGTCACGACTACCCCGACCGGGACAATTATCTCGATACCCGCGCAAACGGTCACGGTGCCATTGGCGGGGGTTTGCGGCGCGCTGCCTCCCAATACGACAGCCACCATAGCCTGTCCGGCCGGCACGAGAGGCAACTGGGTTCAGGGTACGACTTACACGCCCGCCCCTTATCCTCAGTGCTTTACCAAATGGCTCTCTCCCTTGAGCGCTCCTGCGGGCGCCTGCACGCCGATCACGACCGTGGGGGCCTGTCCTGTCACCCAAGGCACGCTGACCGTCAATGCTGTTCCTGCACGGGTTAGTGGTATTGCGCCGCTGCTGGTGTTTTTTGACGCGACGTCGACGACCGATCCCGCCAATATTCCGGCCAACGGCAGCGTGTTCCAGGATGTGACGTTTACTTGGATCTTTGGCGATACTGGCGTGTCGGGTACCGGGACATGGGTGAATGGCGCCAGCCACGGCAGCACGAATGTGGCTTCTGGCCCCGTTGCTGCGCACTATTACGTGGTAGCAGATGGCGCCGGGGATCAACCCTACACGGCGACCGTGACGGCCACCGATGGGGTGAATACGGCGAGCTGCACGGTAGCACCGGTCACCGCTTATGATCCAAGCGGACCTAACGGCTTCGGCACAACGAAGTGCTACTACAGCACCACGCCGGGTGCTGGGTGCCCTGTCGGCACGTCGACGCAGAGTTCCACTGTGCCAGCGCTTGGCCTGAGCAACACGCGCCTGCTCTTTAAGTGCGGTGATACGTTCAACGCACCGAATGGAACGGTGTCAGGAACTAAAGGCGCGATCGGCTCCTACGGAGGGTGTCCGGCCACATTCAAGGCTAGCGCTCCGGGCGTGATGCTCACCCTGGCGAACCCCTCTAGCGACATTCGCATCATGGACCTGGTGCTCGATGGTAACGGCCAGAAGGGTATTGTGCTGATCGACAACGGCGGGGGAGGGACGATCAATGGCGGCAATAAACCGTTTCAGTACACGCTGTTGAATCTCGACGCGAAGGGCATGGCTTCCTCCTACCGCTGGGCCGCGGGCGGACAGATGGGCATTATCAATTCGATGGCCGAGTCAGTTCAGGGCGGGCCCGCTAATTGTTCATCGACCGGCTGTAATATCAACGTCTTCCCCAACTACGCGGGCGTGGGATCTTGGACATCGAGCGGCGCGAGTGAGGACTATCAGTTCTTTGCCGGCAACCTGTTCTACAACGCTCCGGGCGCGAATAACAACACCTATGAGGTGATGCGCGATTCCTACGGCTCGAAACACATCATTTCCAACAACACGATGCACGATGCCGGACCATCGTATGCGCTGATAAAATTTCACAATTTAGACTACGCCAGTGATGGTGCTAAATGGTCAGGAACTTACACGCAGAACAGTGTCATTTCAGACAACTATCTCTACGGGGTCTCGGGGGCTAACTGTGTGGAAGTCTCTCCGCAGAATGCGCAGAGCGACGAGCGCATGCGTCTTATTGTAATTGAGCGCAACCAGTTTAAGTGCACTGAGAATATTGGACGCCAACTTCAGTACTCAGGTGTCAACGGATCAATCCGCAGCAACATATTTGCGACGACCTCGGGGAGCTTCGGGGTGCAAGTCGCACAGCGCGGCATAGAACCTCAATCGCAGTTTGTCAAAGTCTACGGCAACACGTTTTCCGGCGGCGGCAATGCAGCGGCGATTGCTTTCAGTCAATCGGGTAATTCCGGTACGCAAGCGGTCGCCAATAGCTCGGCCATCAACAATAAGATCATCGACGGGGTAGCGGTTTTGAATCAGGGCACAAACAATACGATATCGAACAACACTGCAGCCGTGGTAGTCCCATGAACACCTTAAGCTCCACGGGCGAGGATCTGATCAAGAGCTTCGAGGAATTGAAATTGGTGTCGTACAAGGATCAGCGTGGTCGATGGACTATCGGCTGGGGGCACACGGGACCTGAAATCGTAGGCAGCATGAGCTGCACTGAATCCCAAGCCGAATATTGGTTTCAGCGAGACACTCGTGCGGCGGTTGAGGGCGTCGAGAAGTCGCTACAAGTTAACTGCAATCAGAACCAGTTTGATGCTTTGGTGAGCTTTACCTACAACGTGGGTGTTGGCGCTGAAGAGCATTCGACCATGCTCAAACTGGTGAACGCGCGGGACTTTGCTGCTGCTGCGGCAGAGTTCCCCAAATGGGACCGTGTAGAGGGGATAGAGAATGCGGGGTTGAAGCGCCGAAGGCTAGCTGAACAAGTCTTGTTTCTGTCATAATTTAAGCGCATTGTCCAAACACCCCGAATTTTTAAAGGAACGCTCATGTCAGCCACCCTCGCTCAAGTTCTGATTACCCTTGCCACAGTCAAGACGCCGCTGCCCGCGGGCATTCAAGCCGGCTCACTATCGGTGGTTGTCACCGATTCAGCCGGCGCGGCTCAACCCGCGGTTGCCATTCCAGCCCCCGGTCCCTATTCGCTCACCACGAGCCTGCCAATTTCATCCGATGGCGTTACCGTAGCGGCCAGCGTGCAGGCCACTGCGCTCGATTCAACTGGAGCGCCGATCGGTGCGCCGGGGCCTGTGATTCCGCTCACCCTGACCGAGCCCTCGTTCGATGCGCCGGGAAGCACTGCCACCATGACGTTGACGCCGGCCGCTGCCGCTGCCAACCCCGCGGTCGCGGCTGCGGTGCGCAAGGCGTGATTACCTCACGCACAGGGAGCAACATCACGATAGAAGTCGAAGGCGCGTCGTCGGATTGGTCCGAAGAGCGCAAGGCTTTTCATCGTATCGAGAAGCTGCTGGAGAAAATCCTTAGCGTGCTGGAGCATCCCCCACAGTCGTCTACCTTTGCCGCTCCCGGTAAGACGGCCACCATGGCGAGGGTAGGGTGAGTACGGAGACATCGCCGGGTAAGATGGACCCGGCACTTCAACCGGTCGTGGTTGCGGCAACCTCCCGCTGCGGATGCGGGGGAGCTGCAAGCGCGGTAGCCAACGCGCCGGTTCCGGTATTCACCTACAGTCGCGGGGGCCGCAACAAGCCTTAGGCGAACTCTTCGCTCAAAGGTTTGGGTTTCTTAGGTGCCCGCTGAGGAAGCTTCCCAGCGGGCGTAGCGGCTACGAAGTCAGCCCCGACCTTCTGGGGTATCCCTAACGTTGATTTGCCTGCCTTGGCGGCATACATCGCTCTAAGCTGTTGTTTGCTAACTGCTGGCACTATTGCGACAGCTCGTTACCTAAGGGTTGCCGGCCCCCAGAGGCGTCATCGATCGCCTGGTCGGTTCTGCCCTTCATCTGAGTGATGGCCTTGGGGGCGAACGCACTGGCCAATGCCGCAATGAGTGCGTGGATAGCTCCTTGAGCTTCTGGCGTGGCTGCTGTGGGTCCTCCTTGCACGGGTGGCGCTGGCGGGGCGGGACCCCCAGGCTGTGGCGCAAAGGCGCTTCTGATGGGCGGGGCTACCTGGAGCGTGCCGTCGGGGTTACGGATCGGATCAGCCATTGAAATATCCTCTTAAAGCGCCCTGAGGGACGGCCTGATACTAGTCCTCCTCCCGCTCGCTGCCAATAGCGCACTCGTTGGTAGTCGATTGATACTTTCATGCTTTCCCCTTGTAACGGTTCATTGCACGTAGCAAGGCGTCTTGCACCCCTCGATGATTCTCGTGTGCATCGAGTACTGTCTCGTCAAGAGTTTCTGAGGCTAAAATATCGTGGACGAACACCGCTCGATTGAGTCCCGCATTGAATTGACGCATAGGCCCGATACGCTCCAGCATTTGCATCGTCTCTGAGAGTTTCCAGGTATGGCCAAAGCGTACGAGTTGGTTAGTCACATGCTGGAGGCCATCAATTCCATGACCCATCGATCCAGGGTGAGCAACGCCAATACGAGCGCTACCAGACTTAAAATAACTAAGTCCTCGGGGCGTAGACAAATCAACGCTGCCTCTAAAAGTTTTAAGTATGCGGGTTTTATCACTCTTGAAAGAATACTGGACCAGGAGCGGGGTACCGCCGGATTCTGAGACAACTGATTCGAGCGCTTCGAGCTTTGCACGGTGAACTTCCTCCCAAGCCGGATGATCGGTATACATGGCGCCATTGGCCAACTGCAAACACTTATTGGTCAAACCCGCAGCGGTCAACGCATCGATCCGCACGCCGCTCTCAAGCTTCACGAACATCTCCCGCTCTAGCTTCTCGTAGAGCGCACGAGCTTTGGGCGGGAGAGGGACTTTTATTTGGTTAACGATCGGTTTTTTAAGATCGTAATAATCCGCCGGATCGACGGTGAGACAGATGTCAGCCAACGCGGCGTGAATTTCTTTTTCGGCGTGAGGTAGAGGCTCAATGCCAACACCCGACCATCGGAGCCGAAACCATCTATCCTTGAACGCTGTAAAAGTACGTCCAAGTCGCTCCCCGCGATCCAGAAACCACGTAGAGCCCCACAAGTCTTTGAGTCCTGCAGGGGCAGGCGTACCACCCAAGTTGATCCACCGGTCTGTAAGGTTATGAACAACCCTTCCGATGGAGTGTGCTCGCTTGCCGGAGGCTCCGGACTTCGCTGACTTAAGGTTCGTGCCGTGCGCTTTCTCCCTAAAGCTTTTTAGTCGTTCGAGTTCATCCGCGATAACCACCCTGTAGGGCCATTTGGCCAGCCAACAGTCAACCAACCACGGTAGCAGCTCGTAGCTTATCGTGTAGATGTGTGCTTTTTGTTTGAGCTTCTTCAAACGCTCAGTGGGCGTACCGCTTAAAGGGAGGATTATCAAATGCGCAAACTGCGTCCATTTGGCCGCTTCATCGGTCCACGTATCGCGTGCTACCCGCGCGGGACCGATGACCAACACCGGGTTCTTAAAATCGATTTCTCCAAGTAACGCCATCAACTCTATGGCGAAGAGCGCAGAGGAGCTTTTGCCAGTACCGCACCCGGCGAACAGCGCACAGCGTTTGTTGTGGCGTATAAAGTCCACCATAGGCGGCTGAATTGGGCGAAGGTTAAACGGTTCAGCCATACGCGCCGCGATCGTAATCCGCAAAGAATCTAGACACCTGACCCGCGGTCCAAAGCACCAGCACGATATAGCCAAGATCTCGCAGGTCCGTGTGGTACTGCTCTTGCCATGGCTTAAGGCATCCGTTTTCGGCTTTAGTCTCGATGTAAATAGTGATCGCGCGGGGGAAGCGGCATTCACGATCCGGTGCCCCTCTGCGGCCTTTGTCGACCATCTTAGCGGCCCACCCCTTACGCGCTTTGACCCCATCGCGTAGATAGTTCTCAACTGCCGATTCGGGTTTGCTCATACGTTTCCATAGCGCCACAACGCGCGCATTTCTTTTCAAGCACACGCTCGCCTTTCTCGTACAATGGCTGACCGTTGGCGGTCCGCGCGTACACGCAGCGACAGGGGTAGCTTTTAAGCGATAGGTATAGCTGCTCGGTCTCATTTTGCATAACGATAAGTGACCTTTCCTTTTGCGGTTAGTGGAAGCCCATCGGCCCAGAGACTTGATTCAACCATCAAACGGCTTAAACCCTTATCGCTATAGTGATCCTTGTCCGGAGACTCGCAAATAACTTCATCGTGAACAGAAAGTACCGGGTTGTAGCCGGCCTCGTCCGCTGCCAGTAATCCGTCCATGAGAATATCCGCGCATCCGCCTTGGCAAACATTTTCAGCATCTTTGCCACTGTAGGTGGCAATCCGGCCCCATTGCTTGGTATAGGGGTTTACTCCGACGAAGGATCGGTTAGTGAAGTACCCGTCGGTTTTAACTCGGGGCGCTGGGTAGTTGAGGTAGCGTCCGCTAGGGAGCTTAATTCGCAGCCAGTTACCAACACGGTCCACGGTGATTCGCTCGCCTGCCTTGAACTTCTTTCCAGGGCTTCTAATCGCGTCCTTAATCGCATTATCCAGAGTTTCCCAAAACGCCACCACCATCGGATGCGCGGCCCGCCACATGAGAACCAAAGCCTGGCAGACGATCCACGTTCGTTCTTCGAGTCCATATGTACGTCTAGCCTTTATGGCCTTGTGCCAAAGCTGTTGAGCCGTTCGCTTAACGTCAATCGGTATTGTGGGCCAGGCGGTAACGGCAAGCTCGTTGAGATTGAGGCCATATGTTTCCGCCATCGAGCAGAAGGCTCCGACGCCACCATAATATTGTAAGGCGAGTTCCATAACCTTCCCAACTTGCCTACGGTAATCGCCGTCATCAGCGATAGAGTTGGGATCAATTGCGAATGGACGAGCATAAGCTACCTTGTATAAATCTGGCCCTTCTTTCCGATCATAAGCTTCGTAGGCGGCAATTTTCCAATCCTCACCGGCAATCCATGCCATGTATCGGCCTTCGATATTGGCAAGGTCAGAGGTAGCCAAGCGTCTTCCAGGCTCCGAGATAATGAGTCCACGCAGAGCGCTCGACGCAAGCCCCAAAACGTCATCGGGAGCATACGCGTCAATCGTGCCGTTTTGGAAATGTTTGATCGCATGCGCTATATCCCACGTCTCGTGTCTAGGGCGAGGTAGATTTTGTGGCTGCAGTGTGCGACCAGCCCACCGGCCAGTACGCATAGCACCGCAAAAAACCAGCAAGTTAAATAGACGGCCACCAACATGCTGATTAATAACGCGGCTATACTTAGCCGTACTAGTCTTGGAAGCTTTCTGGCGAATACGTAAAAGCTCTTTAATGTGTTCGGGAAGTGATTCATCTTCTAGTCTCCTCTCTACGGTGTCAGCGGTTAAGTCCGGCAAGTTGACACCGAAGTCCGACATATAGGCCAGCAGCCGATCGCGCTGCGTGGTTGATTCCACGGCGCTTTCATCACCCTCCAAGCCGCTCGCTTGGATCTTTGAGAGTTTAGCCGTGCGTGCCGCCAGCTTACTCTTATCGCGCGTGGTGGCCTCTATGGCGCCCTCTGCGAGGGGGATATCCATCGCTACCCCGCGATGATTCATCCGAAAATCCAAGCGCCACACAGCCCACATACGAGGCGTCGCATTCCACTTAGGAATCTTGGCGTGGATGTGGCGCATTGCAATAACGTCCTGACCACCATAGGCCAGGAACTCGGCCCACTCCTTGGGGTGCGAGCGCTGATCGTTGTACATGCCCGTTTTGTTGGGCTTGCAGAAAAGCTGAATGTGATCCTTACCGTCAGTTTTCGCTTGATCGGGCGGCAGATTGAAAATGGTGCAGAGCTTATCAAGCCCCCCAGGCAGGCCATGCATCCGGGCGAGCGCTGCGGTACAGCGCCATTTGGTTTCAGGGACTTTGAGCGCTTGCCACCAACTGCACGTTTCCAACATCGTGCGGTCGAACTCGGCTTGGTGAGCCCAGATTTCGTCCGCTTTTTTGACTGCGCTTTTGAACTTGAGGGAAGGCAGCTCTTCAACAGTTACGGGGCCATCATCAATCGCCCATTGCAGCATGATGATTTCGACGGCTGTCGAATATTTAACATTGCCTTGCCGGATCGGCACGGAGCTTCTCGACTCGATGTCAACGAACAGCCGCATGTTAGCTGACCAACTTAATCAACCCCTCACCGTCGCTCTCTTTGGCCTGCTCTACGATCCGCGCACCGATCATATAGATTGCAAAAGCTGCACCCAGCGCGACCGCCGCGCTCTTTGGGTAATCGCGTTGCAGATCGGTGAATGCTTTTTCCATTTTCATTGCGGCTTTCTTGGCGTAGGGACGTTCGCTTGGAGGCAATGCGGCAATCAGCTCACGCAATATTTCGCAATTTTCTTCAATATCTTTAGAAAACACGTGGGACTCCTATTGCCCATCTCCCGCGCGCCGCGCTGACTTTCACAGCCTTGTCTTCGGGTATCTTCGGCGCGCGGGCGGGACTCGTTTCAACCCATCAACGGATCGGTCTCTTCCTCAGGGTTGTCGATTTCATCGAACTCGTCTTCACTGGCCGGCGGCCCGCCACCGCCGAACGCATCTCCCTTACGCAAGAACTGTACACCGCGCTGCCGAGCGCCCAAGCCGTTGTTGCCCTTATCATAGGCAAACATCTCCAGGCTGACGTTCACATAGCAGCCGCTATAGAGAATACCTTGCGCTTCGGTGATGGGCTGTTTCTGCCCATCGAAGTAGCTCGGCATCACCTTAGAGCGTGCGGAGATAAACCAATTGCCGGGGAAACCATCATAGTCCGGCTTGGTATTGCCATCGCGCAAAAAGATTTTACCCGTCATCTGGATGGCTTTGTAAATCGCAGGTCCGCGCGTTCCCCACTTCTCATTGCACAGATCAACGCAGATTTTATTTAGCTCTTTGAGCTGCGGATGATTCGGCGGTAACAGGTACGTGCCGCTGAAGTAAGGGGTGGGATCGTTCCCGCCGGGGTAGGGCTCTGGCTTCCAGTAGACCATGAAAGACTGACGCACGTCGCGTAACATGATTCGCATTGTTTCGTTTCCTTTGAGAGTTTCGTTTCTTTGTCGCAAATGCAGGGTAGCATGTGCGATCACTTAAGGGATACTCCAATCGGCTTCTATTTCAAATTCATCGGCGCTCGATGCCGGGCTGAACGCCGGCCGCGGATCGGAACCGAGCGCCAGCGTAGGGCGTCCAGGAGCACGAGATACCAGCGGGGCAAACAAATCATTCCACAATTCTTTAGTTTTGGCCTTGTCCAAAATCTTCGCAGCAGCGGCAGCGGTCAGCAACTTATGGGTATATGCCTTATCGGCTAATTGTGCAGTCAACGCAGCTTCTGCGGCCTTCTCATCCTTCCATTTGCGATCCCCTTGCCTGCCTTCCACAAATTTGTAGGGCTTATCATCGGGTCCTATTACTTGAACGCCGGAGGCTACCAGCTCATTGGCCTTGGCCATCACTGCTCGACACCAATCTGAAACGAAGGGTACGGCGAGCAACGCTTTAGCAATCTGTGGCGCGTTCACGGGCACGATGGGCGGCTTGGCGCCGATAATATCGAAATCCGCCGCAACCTCTTGCTGTACGTGTTTGGCAGCAGCCGGACAGCGCGCCAGAGCGCGGCACCAACGGCACTGTTTCTCTCCGGGGTTTAAATAATCAGCCCAGTGCGTTTCGGTTTTTTGAATGCCGTTGGCCATCGCTCGTTCGGCTTGTCTTAAGGCATCGGAGGCGAACACCGCAAAGCGCTCAAGTGCACCAAGTGGCACGCGCAACTCGGAGATGTGACCTAAACGCGGCTGATTGATGACAATCAGGATGTGTGTTGGGTTATCGATCAGCAGTCGAATGTCGGCCAGGCACGCAAGCGCATACATCATCAGTTGATAGTTGGGGACCACTTCCGCCGAATCGGTACTGTCTAGTTCCATGTTCATGGCAAACGGCGAATCCGTATGCGCGAACTCCCAAGCGTTGACCTTCTCGCCCTGGCCGAATTTTAGATCTTCAATTATGCCGTAGCCCGGCAGCGCAATAACGGCATCTGAGGTACCGTAGTTGGATTCATCGAACCCCTCGATGCCTTCTAACGTGACGCGCTGTTCCACCATCAGATAACCGCCGATCGCTCGGGCACGGACATCATCGACATAAGTCTGCACATGGCCGGCAAATTCTTCAGTCACTTCAAACTCGCGAGTTCCCGCCTTGATCTTCAATCCTATAGCGCTCGCTGCGGAGGTAAATCGATTCTTGAGCACCGACGCCGCGAGGGTATGCGCAGCCGTGCCCTCGTCCGCATAGAAGCCACCGTCAACGCCTTCCGCGGTATTCTCAGGATACGCCATCGATCCGGGGCATGCGATCCAGCGGGGGCTCGCGCTAAAAGCGAAGACCGAATGCTCAGACTGTTTCATCAACTGGTGATACAAAGTTCCATATGGATGTGGGTGCTCAGCCATCCGCTTCTCCATTGGCATCAGCATAAGCTTGTGAGGTGCGCTTGACGGTCAGCGCTGTTACGTCAGACTGTACGGTCATGACTTCACCTCTCCGCTGGCAGCAGAGCAGGCATCGAAAATCGCCTCAAAACCGCATGTGCACGTCTCCCCCTCGTACCCCATGCAGGGCGATAGGTGATGGCCGTATTTGCGAAGCGCGGCTCGTAGAGAGCCCAGGCTATTCGGCAACGACCCCCTGGGCCTAGGTCTCGGTACTCCAGCGCCCGAAGACGCCGCCCCTGCCTGATTACTTTGCATTTCCATCTCCGCTGCCAATGCCAGCGCTCCGGCTAAATCAATTTCTAGTCGCTTAATGCGACTGCGTGCCTCAGACAGTTCACCCGCCGCATAACGGCAGGTGCTCGCTTCAGCGCTAAGAGCGCCGGTAAGCGGAACGCGTGCTTGGATTGCATCAGCCAGGGCAAGAAGCCGACTCAGATTGTCACTCATGTTCAGCGCCTCCATCGGTTTCATTTAGTGCCTCTAATAAAAACACACCGGCGCTGGCGTCAGCGCGCGGAACTGTCCACACCAGTGTGTGCGATCGACTATCACCCGCTTCGGCAACCATGCACAATAGCCATACGATTGATCCGTTGGCTTGTTGGCACGTTCACGGAAGAACTTGCAGTTGCCGCACACACACGGATCGAGGCGCCGTCCGTTCACGGCTTCACGCCGGCATCAGACTGTGGCGAAAATTGAGAGCCATCCAATGCGCGCTCAAAATATTCTCGGTACATCTGGTGGTGCGCGGTCGCGCCTTTAAGACCGTCCACTCCGTATGGACTGCCGATAGTGGATTGCGCGCAGTAGTGCCGAATCGCCCCCGCTAGCTGACCTGTGCGCTCTTGTTCCTTACGCAGCAGTTCGGCGTTTACCGCATTGGTCTCGTAGACGCGCTGAAGCTCAGCGCCAAGTTCGCCGATGCGCTTGCAGGCTTCGTAATAGTTACCTTCAAAGCTCATCCGACAGTTTCTCCGCTGTTGGTTGTGCCGTAGTTCAAAGCAGAGCCTCCGTACCCATTCGCGGCACGCCCACGTAAAGGTCATATGCACCGTTGTCTCGGTGCGGCGGTAGTTCCAATAGCGGAAGGTCGAGTTTGCCCGCTTGATGGCTTCTCTAAGTTTCATTCACTTCTCCGCTGGTAGTTGTCAGAGTGCTTTTGACACACATGCAGAAGTCTCCAATTTCGTGAATGCCAAGCCGTGGAATCGACAGGCCGAATAGGCGCTTGCCGCAAGTCACGCATTTCTCCTGATTGTCGATCGGCCGCGCCCAGTGCATTTCATTGCCGCAGATCTCACACCGGCAGGTATGCGGCATGCTCATGACTCCGCACGTCCATCGGCCGTGTCGTCTTCCAGTCGAGCTATCAGCCAATTTAGCGCCCGATTTTGCGCGTCACGATCCAGCATCTTGAGCGACTTGTAACACTCCACGAGGACCCCTATCTCGGTATCGCCGTGAGTTAGTTCTGGGATCTTTTTAGACACGCTCTGTTTCTCCATCGACAGTAGAGCCAAGCGCCGCGTCGGTATCCCGAATAAGATCAGGACTTGTGCCAGTGCTGAAATAGTCCCGGCCAAAATCCTGCCAGCGACGAAGCAACGCCCGCAAATCGTGGTTCTCACGCTGAAGCATCCCAAAATCAGTCTTACCCGTAATCACTTCGGATCTCCCTCTGTTTCATCAGGTAACTCAATCGCCTTGAATGTAGATTGAGGCGGATATGGCCGCGTGATCGTTTCAGGCATGGCGACATGCATCGCGAATCCGTACCAGCGTTCCCGCTGCTGTACCGCCCGGTCGAATGCCGCGAGGCAGGACACCAAGAACTCAGCAAGGATCAGGTCTGGGGTATTGCTGCCGTTCTCCGCGCTGACGCGGTTTATGGCGTGCTCAAGCTCATGGCGCAACCCCTTGACCATGACTTCGCCGTTCGGCGTTATTTCAATGTCAGGTACATTAGTGCGCGCCAAGATAGCTTCTAGCTCGGCAATCGTCGGCTTGGTATTACGGGGTTCACTCACTTCTGCTCTCCTGCGTCACTCGGTTCGTAGCCGAGAAGTTCTCGCGCTCTGTCCCAAAGTCGCTTGTCGCTGCCCCCATCCGGCTCCCAGCGGTCAACCATCTCGCGCAATACGCCCTCCAACGATGTTTTGCGCAAGAACGAGTGCAGCAATTGGGCTTCCTCCCACACTGTGAACGGCGCGTGATTTCCGCTGCCGTCGTCTCTGGTGACTTTTAGCATGTCGCGCACGAACCCATCGTGTACTTGGCTCAAGGCTTCACTCCAACGCTGGGCAACCCCACGGACCGCCCTGCATTACACCCACACCGATATCGACTTCGGCGTATGGCTCGCACTCAGTTCCGCATTCCGGGCACTTCACCACCAGCGAGCGCTGAACCGTACAAGTCGAACCGGGGAGTAGCCGCGCATCGCCTTCGCGGCTGCATCATCTGACGTTTCCAAAGTAGCTCTAGCAGTCCGGCATGGGCAAAGCGGTGCGTCTCGGTCTGAGTAAATGCAATCGCACTCAGCCAACAGCGGCATCACATCACGCAGCACGGCCTCAAGCGCGTTAACCCGATCCCGTAGCCAGTTCTTTTCGTCCACGTCGTGCACGCGGCACGCTTGGTACTTGGCCAGCACGGCCGCGAGGGCGTCGTAGTCGGATGCGGCTACAACTACCTCGCCAAACGTCGCACAGTATTCGCGTCTCGCGCTCATGACTCTGTTCCTCTTTGCTGTGCTGTCAGAAATTTCGCGCGCGGCAACTGCAATTTAAGGTGCTTGGCGTAAGACTCAATAATGTTCTCGATGTGTGCCTCATAAGCGCCGCCCTTAGATTGGCGCACGCCGACGCTCGCCCAAAATAGGAGCGCCTTCAAATCATCAGTCACAACCTCAGTTAGATTTTTCATTGCTCTCCTGCCTTTGCTGCGAGGTCCAGTAGCGCCTCACGGCTTTACCTCTCTTTGCGCCGACGTTTCATGCTCGGATTACGAGTTGAGCAACAAGTCCTCCGCTTCCTGTTTCGCCGCCGCGTAGTCTGCGGGCGATATACCCGACAGGCTCTTGGCGTTGAACTTCTTGAACAACGCGATAGCCTGATTGCGCAAATTGGCATTGAGCAGCGCTTCCACCGCTTCTCCAACTTGCTCCTTGGTTACGCCTTCTGCGGGCTCGTCGGCTTCTTCCTCTTCAACCGGCGGCGCTACAGGTTGGGGCTGTTTGATCGGCTTGGGTTGTTTAGCGGCTGCTCCGAGCTTCACAGGCTTTGCCGGCGCCGCTTCTCCATTGGCTACGATGAATGCGTGAAATGCTTCCGCGGCTTGCAACGTCGCTTGCGGATCGGCGCTGCCATGATGAACGGTGGCAGCATGCGCTAACGCTGCTGCTCTGCTTGCTTCTGACATAATAAACTCCTGCTTTTGGGTTATGAAGGGTAGCATACGCTAAGACAGTAAATCAACCTCAATCAAATCGTCTTCAAAATTGATATGGGCCATAACTTTATCGTGCGGAGCTGCGTCCCATAGTGAATGATTACGAATAATCACCCCTCTGAAAAGTCTGCCGTTAGTGCCCTTGAAACGCTTGACGATACCGTTAAAAGGAGGTTTAGCCAGTATGCGGCCAATGCGAGTAGCGGAAACAAAGCGCAACCGCTTCTGTACGTAAGCCACTACGTCGCTAGTTATCACTACGTCCTTATTAAAAAATTCAGCTTTCTCCTCGAACATTGTCAGTAGCAATTCCGTATCCATCGGTAAGGATGCTGCAGCCATCTGTCGCTTAGCTTCCGTCATCGGCGCGCTCCCTGCAGGATAGAATCCGGTCAAATCGACATGCAAAAAGTAATGGCGCAGGACCGCCGCGCTGCGTGGCACGAGCAAAAATTGATGATAGATCCATTGGCGTTCGCTTTCGGTGTACTCGGGGGCTTTCATTTCATGAATCCCCCAGCGCTTATCATTGTTATCGATTGCCGCCGCATCCTCTTCATTACTCGATGCGGTTACAAAAGCGTGGTTCGGCATCTCGTAACCTCTGCTCCCTTTGGGGTGCAGCGCCACCATATCATCCGCAATATAGGCTTTCAGTTTATGATTGATCATCGTGCGCTCGCCACGCGAGCCGGCCCGAAACTCCACTAGATTTACGTGCCATGCGCCTTGTAGATAATCGTTAAATCCACTATTGAGCATGTCATAGCTCACATCGATCGAGAACTCGCGCCCCACTAGGAGTGCCGGGATACTTTTAAGCAGCGTGCTTTTTCCGTTGCGCTGCTCCTCCGACCAAATCAACGGGGCGGTTTTTATCTTGACCGCCGGATGCTGGGCGACGTGGCCGAAATACTGCTTAAGCCACGTTCTATAATTTTCATCGTCGATACGAGCAAACAACCATTCGATTTTCTCCGCTTCAAGCTTCGTAGGCTCAAGGGGAGCGGGCAGTCGGTTGCGATACAAATTAGCGTAAGTGTCGCCTTTGACTTGAAACAGCGCGCCCTCTCCCGGATGAAACCCAAGCCCTTCAACCAATCTTTTAGTAGTGCTTTGCTTGAGGATCTTCACCGGATTCATCCGTCCGTTTTTGCCGCGGGGCATCATCGATGTGAATTGATGCTCAAGGGCTGAATCCGAGCCGATCAATTGATGGCGCTGCGTGTCAAAGTACTTCTCGGAGGCCAGCACGTAGACCACGCGCGCTTCGAGTGTGGCGATTGCATCCTTACGGGCTTGAGCTGTCTGGCGGGTCATCGCCTCTTCGGTCGTGGCTGCAGGAGCGGGTGCCACCACATCGAACTCATCCGCGTCCGCCGGCAGCTCGTTGTCCAAGGTGGCCACGATCTTGCCCTTAGGAGACGAGAAAGAGACCCAGTGCGCCCGGCAGTTGGCCGTGGCATAGATGGGTGCCCCGTCGCGCTTGCGCGTCGCCTTGGCGCTCCAGGAGTCCCACAGGGCTAGCCCCTCTTCCGCCCCGTGCGTCGCATGGTGCAATTTGGCGCCAATCCGATACCAGCGCTCGTAGTCCATGTTGGGGTCCTGGGGGCCAATCCAGGCGTATAGTTTCTCTAGGGCAATGTCCATGTCGCCATTGGTGTAGGGCATGGGTGTCGGCTCTTCAGCTATCAACTGACGCCAGGCCGTTTTGAGCGCGGCAGGAATGGCCGGCAGAGGACTCCAATCGCCCAGGAGGGGCTCGGCGAACTTCCAGGCATAGCGTCGACCGCTCGGATGCAAGCTTGGAGGAAGCGCATCTTGGACGGAAGTGCCGCTTAACGTCGCACAGCGCAATTCTAAGCCGCTGCCGGGGGGTTTAAAGGTGCGTAGTGGGGCTTTGAGACGGTACAGCAGCTTCGCCCGCCCACGGGCTCCTGAGTCGATTTGAACGGCGTCCCTCGCCTCAAGCAATCCGTCTAAATCAATCCCACGCTCCCCAAGCCAAACCCGCGCCGCACCAATATCATCCACGTCAAGCGCACAACTGCCGCTCAAGGCGTGTAGCAACCCGGCACCGTCTAACCCATCCGCGGCATCTAGGGGTACCGGGTTTAACTGCCAATTAGGATATGTCGGCCCTTTGGCGCCGCGCGGCAACCCGCAGAGGGCCCATCCTGCCTTCACGTAGTCGGAGAACTTATCCACTGCCTAGGGCCGGGGCAAACCTCTCAAGCGGCCTTGGGGCTACGTTTCACCAAAGGACAAACATGACATGCCGGACATAAATCACGTTGATCGAGAACAAGGGCTTTAGATTTTAGGGTGCGACTCGCGCGACTCAAGCGCTGGCTCAATTCGGCGCTCGCTGAGCGCCGGCCGGCGCCTAAATGCTTTAGCTGCTCGACGGAGGTTTTCGCCGCCTTAGCGAGCGCTCTTTTCTGCTCAGGGGTAGCGAGGGTGAGCCATTTACGCACGGCATTTTTCATTGTGGTACTTCTGAGGTTGTGAGGGCGAGGGACTGTAGGCTCAAGTTAAGAGCGGGTCAATGGGTAGCTTGCGCTCTTGAGTGTTCAAAATGACGTTGCGAATATTCTCAAGCTCCGGATCGTTATGGTCTTGCAACCATTCGTAAATCAGGCGCTCGAATGTATTGACCGCTTTCTCGCTGACCGCCTCATGCCCGGAGCAAAACGGACACTTGATGAATGGCCCAATCATTTAAGTCGCCTTTTTATGTTCGCGAGCGTCTTTTTATATTCGCGAGCGTTTTCTTCTAACGCTTCTAACGCTTCTGCGTAATCGTTCTCGATTTGATCGAGCGATACCATGTTGTCTTCGAAACGTGTGGCAATGAGCGCCGCCAATGATCCAACAGGCGCATCAATCAGTCCGTATTTTATCAACTCTCGATTGGTCAGCATCGAGTAGTTCATTTGGTCAACCCCATTGCAAACACGAAGCCTGCCAGCGCTCCGGCGAGGATGATAGCAAAAGCTAGAATGCGCTGCATGGTCCAGTAAAAGGCTTCCGGATCGCGGCGCATCATGTTGCCGCCTTGAGCAATTCAATCAGTTTATACGCCATACGAACATATGCCGCGCTCTTCGCCGCGTTCCCCGCCGCGCTCGCCGCGCTCCTCGCCGCGGTCCACGCCGCGCTCTCCGCCGCGCTCCTCGCCGCGCTCTCCGCCGCGCTCCTCGCCGCGCTCTCCGCCGCGCTCCTCGCCGCGCTCTCCGCC